CCGGCACGGTGCGGGAGCGGTATGAACGGCTTTACACCGGGCTCTTTTACCGCCGGTTCGTATTGGGGGAGTGGTGCGCCGCCGAGGGGCTGATTTACGATTTCCGGCAGGAAATGCATATCTGCCACGACCCTCCCACCACGGGGCGGTACTACATCTCCGTGGACTATGGCACACAAAATCCCTTTTCGGCGGGACTTTGGTGCGTCAGCGGGGGGAAGGCCTACCGGCTGCGGGAGTTTTACTGGGACGGCCGCCAAAAAGGGGCGAAGACCGATGAGGAGTATTACGAGGAACTGCAGCATTTGGCGGGGAGTCTGCCGGTGGAGCAGATCATCGTTGACCCCTCGGCATCGTCTTTTATCACGGTGATTCGCCGGCATGGAGAATTCCGGGTGCGAAAGGCCAGAAATGAGGTGCTCGCCGGCATTCGGCTGGTGGCGGAGCTATTGCGGGAGGGCAGGCTGCTGGTCAGCCCTGGGTGCAAGGATGCCATTCGGGAGTTCTCCCTTTACTGTTGGGAGGACGGCCGGGATACACCGGTGAAAGAACATGACCATGCTATGGATGATATAAGGTATTTTGCCATGGGGGTCATGCGGAGAATGGACAGTTGAGAATTGATTGTCATTTCGAGCGACTGCAAGGAGTCGAGAAATCCGTTCCTTTGGTGCGGTAAGGGAGGACGGATTCCTCCGCTCGGGCGAAGCCCTCGGTCGGAATGACAAGGGGGAGTAACGAATCGAGCGGCGTAGGGCAAGAACGAAACGATAAGCACTATGCACGCAGAGCCAGCGGGTGCTACTCGCCGGTCGGAATGACAGGGGAAGAAAGGAAAAATATGACAAATGCAGATTATGAAAAAGCCTTTGGGGCATCCGATGTGACCTCGGAGGCTATGCAGTCAGCCCGGCAGAACTGGCTGCAGCTTTACTACAACACCGTTGCCACAAAAACATCCGATCCCTGCCAGCGGATCGCCTACACCGTGGTGCAGAAGCTGGTGCGCTCCATTTTTGCAGAGTACGGAGCGGATTGCGACAGCGAATTTTACAGAGGCGTTTTGCGGGCGTTAGACGGGGTGCGCTCCCCGGCGGTACAGCAGACCCTCATTGCCGGCGAGTGCTGTTTAAAGCCCGTACCGAAAAGCGGCGGCTTCGATTTTGCCATCCTGCCCCGGCAGAATCTTCTGGTGTTCGGCAGAGATCCGGCAGGTAATCTCACGGATGTGGGTACGGTGGAAAGATCCACGGACGGCAAGTGGAATTATAGTCTCCTGGAACGGCGCAGGGTGGAAAATGGGCAGCTTGTCATTACCAACCGGCTGTACCGCACCAAGGATGAACGGCTGGGAGAACAGGTGGCACTGACAGAGCAGCCCCGATATGAAGCACTGCCGGAGCGGTTCGTGTATCCCATTGACGGGGTGGGTCTTGTGCGGCTGCATACCCCCATGCTGGGCTGTGTGGACAGTTCCCGGGAGGGCGTCAGCGTGTACGCCGCGGCGGCGGAACTCATTGAAAGAATCAATGAGAACGAAGCGCAGCTTCGGGGGGAATTCCAACGGGGCGAGAGCCGCATCATTACATCCCGTGACCTTTTAGACGGCAGCGATCAGCTGACAGAGCATCTGTTCATCGGATTGGATGAAGATCCCGAACGGGTGGGCTTCCATATTTTTGCCCCTGAGCTGCGGGAGCAGTCCTTCCTGGCAAGGAAGAAGGAATATCTGCGGAATGTGGAGTCGGTGGTGGGTCTGCAAAGAGGTATGCTCTCCGATGTAAACCTCCAGCAGCGCACCGCTACGGAAATTTCCGCCAGCGGCGGCGAATTTAATCTGACGGTGATGGATTTTCAGCGGATGTGGGAAAGTGCCGTGAAGGAGACCATGGCGCTGTGCGCCCAGCTTGGCAGGCTCTACGGCATTACCACCGAGGATGCCCCGGAGGTGCAGTTCCGGTGGGGCAACGGTGTGCTGTTTGATTAAAAAAGGAATGTCATTTCGACTAAGCACTGAAGGTGCGCATGGAGAAATCCGCTCTTTGGAGGGAACGGATTCCTCCGCTTCGGTCGGAATGACAGGAGGAGAAATGTCATTTCGAGCGACCAACGGGAGTCGAGAAATCCGTAATACCCAAGGGAAAAACGGATTCCTCCGCTTCGGTCGGAATGACAGAGGGGGTAGCGAATCGAGCGGCGTAGGGCAAGAACGAAAAGATAAGCACTGTGCACGCAGAGCCAGCGGGTGCTACCCGCCGGTCGGAATGACAGGGGGAACGATACCGAGCGGGTCAGAGAAGTAATGATTAGATAAGCACTATGCACGAAAGGAAAAAATATGGAACGGGAATTTTTGGAAGGTCTTCGGGTGGCGGGGGAAGCGCTGCCTCAGGATACGGTGGATGCGATTCTTGCCCAGCATGAATCGGCTGTCCGCAAAGTTCGGCAGGATGCGGCGGTACAGATCGCCGTCCAAAACGCCGGCGGCAGAAACCTCACAGCCATTTCGGCATTACTGGACTTGTCGTCCATGGAGGATGCGGAGGATTTGTCTGCAGCGGCGTGTGATGCGGTGGAAGCGGTGAAGAAAGAGCATGGGTATCTCTTTTTGTCCCCGGTGCCGCCCTACCATGGCGGCGGCGGCAGCCCCATCGAGCCGGTGAAGCAGGTTTCTCTGGCGGAGGCCTTACGGCTGCGCAGAAAGCGCAATTGACAATTTTTGTCATTTCGAGGGACTGCAAGGAGTCGAGAAATCCGTAACCTTCAGCAGGGAATCTCAAGGAGTAGGAAACGGAGAGTGCGGAAGGGGGAACGGATTCCTCCGCTCCGCTGCGCTTCGGTCGGAATGACAGAGGGGGTAGCGAATCGAGCGGCGTAGGGCAAGAACGAAACGATAAGCACTATGCACGCAGAGCCGGCGGGTGCTACCCGCCGGTCGGAATGACAAGGGGGAGTAACGAATCGAGCGGCGTAGGGCAAGAACGAAACGATAAGCACTATGCACGCAGAGCCACCGGCGGCTCGCCGGTCAGAATGACAAAAGATTAAAAAAGGAGAATGTATTATGGCAATTACACTTTTGGAAGCAAAGGTCGGCATGGCCGACAAGGTCGATGCAGCAGTGGTGGACATGTTCCGCCGCAGCTCTCAGCTGTTGGAGGCCATGCCCTTCGACAACGCAATCAGCCCCGGCAGCGGCGGTTCTACCCTGTCTTACGGCTACATCCAGCTGAAGACTCCCGGCACTGCCGCTGTGCGTACTGTGGGTGAAAACTATGCACCCGCCGAGGCAAAGAAGGAAAAGAAGACCACCTGCGCCATCATCATGGGCGGCGCATTTGAGGTGGACCGTGTGGTCCAGAACACCTCCGGCGCTGAGGATGAGGTGGCTTTCCAGGCAGAACAGAAGGTCAAGGCTACTGCCAACCTGTTCCACAACATGGTCATCAACGGCGACACCGAGGAGGGCGGCTTTGACGGTCTTAACAAGATGCTGACCGGTACTGCAGGCGAACTGACTTCCCAGATCAGCATCGCAACTTCTGCGGAACTGGACGAAAACTACAATGCGTTCCTCGATGAGATGGACGGCTTCGTGGCATCTCTGGACGGTACGCCCAGCCTTCTGCTGATGAACAGCGAAATGCTGGTGAAGCTCCGCGGCGTTGCCCGTCGGGCAGGCTACTATCAGCGCTCTCAGGACGATTTCGGCAATTTCGTGGAGACTTATGCCGGCATCCCCATGGTGGACATGGGCCGCTACTTCGACGGCGAGAAGACTGAGAATGTCATTCCCACTGAAGACGGTAAGACCGATATTTATGCCGTCTGCCTGGGTCTGGACGGCCTGCACGGCATCAGCCCTCTGGGCAGCGGTGTCATCCAGAGCTATCTGCCCGATCTGTCCGCCCCCGGCGCTGTGAAGCAGGGTGAGGTGGAGCTGGTGGCCGGTATCGCGCTGAAGAACACCAACAAGGCCGCCGTACTGCGTGGTGTGACCATTGGCTGATTACGCTTTTTACAAGGATCACTATGAGGGCAGCTTGATCTCAGAACTGTTCTTCCCGGAGGTGATAGCCCGGGCAGAGGACTGGTTGGGCAAGCTGGAACGGCAGTGCCGTTTGACCCCCTATTATCCCAATGGACGGGATATGGCCCTGTGTTCCATCGCCGAGACCATGGCGGCGGACTATAAGCGCCGGTATCTGACGGAATCCCAAGTGGGGGATGTGAAGGTGAAATTCTTCCGGGAGGACGACAAGGCTCTCTATCGGAGAATCTACAACAACGTTTCCTGCTTCTTTGACATCAAGCGGGGGGTCGGCTAATGGAAAATCCTTTGTTTGCAGGCGTGGTGACGGTGTACCGCCCCGGCTTTCGGCAGGTGGTGCGCTTCTGCCACTATCGGTGGGAAACGAAAGAGGAAGAGTCGGCCGAGGGCTTGCGCCGGAAGGCATCGGGTTACCTCTTTGTCATGGGGGATGATTATTATCCCCAGGTGGGAGATCGGATCTATCCCGGCGTCGGGCCGGAAGATGTGGACTGGGAGACCTTTTTGCCGGGTCAGGTGGAGGGGCTTTCCCAGATCTCCTGGGTCAGACCCTACTATTTATTTGGGCAGCTGCATCATGTAGAAGCGGGCTGCTAGGAATAACCGCAGAAAAAATGTCATTTCCAGCGACTGTAAGGAGTCGAGAAATCCGTAACACCCAAGGGAAAAACGGATTCCTCCGCTCCGCTGCGCTTCGGTCGGAATGACAGAGGGGGTAGCGAATCGAGCGGCGTAGGGCAAGAACGAAAAGATAAGCACTGTGCACGCAGAGCCAGCGGGTGCTACCCGCCGGTCGGAATGACAGGAGGAGAAATGTCATTTCGAGCGACCAACGGGAGTCGAGAAATCCGTACACTTCTACTTATCGTTTTTGCGGCGCCTCCCGGCGGGGTAACTTTCTTGTTTCGGCAAGAAAGTCACCAAAGAACCGACTGGGGAGGGCTTGAGTGAATTGCTCCCGCAATTCAAGCCACCTCCCCAGACCCCACCGGGCGCGCATCGCCGGGAGTACAAGCATAGATTCCCGGCTGGAATGTGTGCTTGCATCTTGAGAGGGTGCAGGTCATCTCAAGGAGTGGGAAACGGAGAGTGCGGCAAGGGAAACGGATTCCTCCGCTCCGCTGCGCTTCGGTCGGAATGACAGAGGGGGTAGCGAATCGAGCGGCGTAGGGCAAGAACGAAAAGATAAGCACTGTGCACGCAGAGCCAGCGGGTGCTACCCGCCGGTCGGAATGACAGGAGAAAGGAAAGAATATGAATACTTTGGAAAAG